GCTGATTACGATTTCATCAAATTCGCCCAAGTCATTAGTTACGTAAAAGCATTTGAATTTACCGACTTGTAATGGATTTCCAAAGACTTGTACAATTCCTTGATCGGTTGCAATGTTAAAATGTTTCATAGGTATTTTATTTTAATCCTTTTTCTTCCTTCAATAGTTTTACTTCTGCTTTATAATGAATGGTTAAAGCATCTATTTCGAATTTACCCATCTTGCAAGTAGTTCGCGATAAGACTAACAATCTATCGGCAGTCCCGTTTCCCCATTTCTTGTCAATGGCTTTGCTATATTCGAACTGTCGCCCGTACTGAAAGCGATTGTCGTGTCTACTCTGTCCATTGACGTTATGCTCATGGTATTTAGTTGCCAAGTGTCTACGACTAATAAAGTGTCCGGCATCAGCATCTTTCCAGAAAACCTTCCGTCCTGATGTGATACATGTGATGTATCCGTTTTCGTCTGAATCTCTGAGCCTGATGAATTCACTAAATATTTTCCAAAGTTTTGCATCACTCATGGGTTTAATTCTGATTTATAAGTATTGATAATATTCTCCATCTTAGCCCTATAGTAATCATCGAACTTTGCATGTCCTTCGTTAGCTTGTTCCCAGCATCTATAAAGAACGTTGTAAAGTCTTTTGCTTGGTGTCTTGCCTGTTATTTCAGGCTCCAATGAATCCACCATCTTCTTTTCGTTGGACTCGATTTGGCGCTCACTAACGTAGATATAAGCAATTTTATTTCTGAGGTTGAATATCTCTCCGGCCTTACCAGCGCTTAATTCTGGCGTATCCATTGTGATAGAAACGCTACCATCTTTAAGCGTTCGTATACCGCCGATCTGAACTGTCAATAATGTGCCGGTCATTTGATGGAAACTTTTAAACCCATTGTCGTCTTTTTGATTGGAGGATAAATAGTCACTAACTCGTCATCGTGTCTTATATCCTCTGATTTACCCATTGTCTTAAGCCATTCCTGCCGTTGCTTTAATTCGATTTGTAGTTGAGTTATCTTTTCATTCAAAGAGTTCCAAATAGGATCATTTGAAGAAGCGTAATCGTATTCGCTTTTGACTGATGTATAGTGCATTTCGCATCCGTGAAGCATGAATGGTTTATCACCGTACTTTTGAGCCTCGTTCTTTTGGTTGTCTTTCAGGTTGTCATTCACGTATTTTGCAATGGCTTCCATCGATCGGGTTAATGCAGCTACTCTTAATGGATCTGCATGGCCTTCTTTTACACGATCGATAATGCCGTCACCAAATAGTTTGATGCTGTCTTTAGAGGTGCTGAATAACTCCAACACACTCATAGGGGTATCTGCCATTTCCATTATTTCTTCTTTGTTTCCATCCATAAGTAAAATGTTTCTGCCCAGCCTGTTATTTTTTCAGGTGCAATTGTTTGTCCTTTTTCGATATAAGCGATTGCAATATCCTTCGCATAACTCAAAGCAAATGATTCATTACCTCCGCGATTACCGCCTTTAAATCCACCGCCAGCGTTTGGCTTATTCCATTTAACTTTCTTAGCATATTGCCCGTTATCTTCAATAACACACTCGCTCATAGGCGTACCTACTGGTATTTCTTTTCCGAATGATTCTCCTCCTTGTCCGTCAGAGAATCCGATTGTATAGATTGGAACGGTCTTACCGTCTTTTGTCCAATCTCTTGCTTTTGTACATGTGATTACTGTTTCCATTTTATGGTTTGTTTAATTGTGTTTCCATAGTAGTTTAAGACCTATTTAAGATGACCAATGTAAATAATATTTATCCTTATCAGACCTTGAAAGTACGTATTCAATAGTCTCTTGCATAATTTCGAGAGCTTGAATATACCATTCATTTTCACCTTCAGTAACCACATAAACACAAGGCAATACAATGTCATTTCTGAATAGCATTTTTTTAACGCCATGAACTAAACCTAAAACTTTGGCGGGTTCTTTTAAAAAGAAATATCCATCTGAATTTGAATAAGCATCAGAATGAGTATCTTTTTTCTGTTTCAAGAAAACATTCAATGCGCTTTCTTCATCGGTTATTTCGCATTCATTAGGATTTTTAAAATCATTCCATGAAACATCCCAACATCTTAAATTTGGTTTTTGTCGTAATTGATTTATGGTATCTATAATCCTTTGCAAACACACATCCCAATTAGGCTTAAAAATATATTCATCATTATCATTTTTGCCCATAATTTCATATAAATCAGGCAATCCGAGATTAGATAGAATTCGGTTAATTCCTCCATCATTGTAAGAGCTTCGCCAGTAACCAATTTTAAAATAATGATCAGGATATTTTAATGATGGCAATTCAATAGAATCATTTTCGATAATTCCAAGTGATGTTTTTAAATCCTCATCTTTTTGCCTTGCTGAATCTTTTTCGTATTCAGTTAATTCTTTGTAATCGCGGCCATTATAATACCAATTTTCTTCTGAGCCTTTTTCATATTGTAGCTCTAATTCTTTATGAAGTTTTAAATCTTCATATCGATGTAAATAAATATCTAATCCCATAAGTTTTTTAGTTTAAGACCATTTGTAATTACTTGGTTATTGTGAAAAGTGTAGCTGTAGGATCGTAGCAAATAGCTAACCAGTCAGCAGAAAATAAGTTGTTAGCGTTGATGACAATAAACTCACCATTGCGGATTTTGAATTTGTATTTCATAGTTTTTATCTGTCTAAGTTAAATCGTTCTATTTCTTGTTTTTGTTGGTCTTCTTTTATGAAGTTGGTGATGAACTCAAGGACTGTTTTTAAATTAGTATTTTTCATTTCCTTGCCGAATGGAAAATTAAAAGAGTGGAATACGTTGTAGTCATGCTGACCGCCAGTATACCAATCAGGACTTCCGATTTGTGTTATCTTCCATCCTAGTGATTCTAATTCATAAGGAGTCTTTGATTCGTTTGTTTTCATAACTTAAAACGGTTTGTATTTTAATAATGACCTTGAACGTTCAATGTATTGCAGTAGCGGGAATAAATCTTGCGTTGTTTGTGCTTTGTCTTTTAGTTCAATCATTCCCTCAATTGTACCCAGAAGTTGTTTATTAATTGCTTTAAGGCTTTCGTTTTCTTCGAGAAGTTCAGGAGCGCGGGCGATTAAATAACCATTGGCGGTGCATTCTTCTAAGTCTTCATTCGGGAATATGTCGCCTGAATAGACTCTACCCAAAACTGATTTACCCGCAATGATTTGTGCGTTTTCGTCAATGTGCCAAGGCCCGGGTGTATGTTTCATATCTTTATTTTTTAATGTGTGTTAAGAGGGGCGTTAATGTCTATACATTTCTAAAGCAGAATCATCACAAGGCACTAATTTCTTGATATGATAATTAGTTCTAACTTTATCGCCATTGGAAATAACAAAGTCTTTTCCCATTTCTTCCCAATGAATATAGATAGCCCAATCGTGAATTTCACCACGCTTAGCTACCCAAAGAAGGTTATCTCCTTCGCGATCATCAGTCATGTAAATTCCATCAGGTGAATTTTTCACTACGCCAGTTGCAAATACTGTATGCTTAGGCATTGCTTTTAGTTGTTCAATTGTTAGCATTTTGTTGGGTGTTTATTATTTGGGTGGAGGGGATTAACAATTATTATTAAAAAAACCGCCCCAATATAAAAGAGCTAGAGTCAATATTTGTGAGATAAGTGAAACCCAGAAATTATGTTCTCCATCTTTCTTTTTTCCGTGTTGATTAGCCATTAATAAAAGATTGATAAAAACTATTACTAATACAATGATTTGTGGCGTTTTCATGGCGTTTCGTTGTTTTGATTAATTATTCCGAAAGTAACACCTAATTTTTTTAGTTTCCTAATCAGTCACCTATTTTTTTTATAATTATTTTATACGTATGTTTGCCACATGGCAGGACGGAAACCAATATATGATTCAAAAAGCCTCAAAATAGGCCAGAAAATACAGCTTTTAGGTAAGGCCGCGAAGTACAGCGATCAATATTTATATGCTATCAGGAACCGCGAACCTGAAAAATCTTTCTCAATAGTAGAAGAAAATAAAAAAATTTTTATCGAACGAGTGGCTTAATGGAAACTATATTCATATCTCATAAAGTGGAACACCCAATGACGGTGATAAGCAGCCCCCATTTAAAGGATGAAGATTATGTCGGATGGGGAATAAGGAGAGCCGCGCAAGCTTGGTGTTACAACGTATGGGAATATAAAACTTTGAACGGAAAGAAGATTAATAGTCATAACTGTTTGAATTGATGACAGAAGAACATAGACAAGAATTATTAAAAAGCTCCGAAAAGATGATGATATTCGGATCTGGATTGATTGTTGGAGCAATTTTGAATTGGTTAATAGTATTAATAGTTTACCTGAAAGGCATTATCTGAACGCGTTCTACTTTATATAGTTTGATTTTTAGAGTGAATTAGGTTTCAAGTTCCGCCTATCAGGTAGGGCGGTTTTTTTAAAGAATGAAAGAAGAATTTAAAGATATTGATGGCAAAACATGGCAAGAAATCTTCCAATATTATTGGCCTAAAATAACTAATGAAGCCATTAATGTTATGCTCTGGGAACATACTTGCTATCCATTTTCATCAAAAGAAGCAGCGCATCAAGTTTTCGAAATTTATCAGGAACAATTTAAATCAGGATTAACGAGTTAATTTATGGACTTACAAGAGAAGCTAGACAAATTGCAGGACGAAATTGTAGAAAAAATAAATCTAATTGCAATTCATAAAGGAGAGTTAAAAGATTTATTAAAACTCGAAAAAGGCTATTTAAAGTTGATTGAGAAGGCTAAGGCTTTAGAACAAAAGTAATGTAGGAACTGAAGGCACAAAAATAGAATTGAGAATGATTAATCCTGATTCAATAAATGGTCAATTACAGATAACAGAAATATCGCAATGAAATTTCATAGTTTATTTGGTAGTGGTGTTAAGGTTTGGAGCGTCTTTGTGTGGACGCTCCTTTTTTACTCTTGTTCTCCAAAGATGGTAGGATTTAAGAACGGAGAGATGGAGGCAGCTTATTATCCTAGAATGATAAATGTCCCAGGATTGCCTAAATTTAATCTTAGTAAACAGTATAAACGAACTCGGATTTTGAAAAAAGATTGGGAATTAATAGATTTACATCATGATATCAGCAATCAACGCTTTAAAAATGACGGAACCGGTGCAAGGACGGTAAGGAATTAAACGGAGGCCAGCGACTAATAATCGTTGGCTTTGCGCATTTATGTATAAACCATTCAGAACAAATAATTTAACACAAAGGCCAAATTTACCTATGAATATTTGGAGGCATTACACTAAGCGCGGATTCAATTTTCACATTTGTGTGCAATGACAGATAAAGAATTAATCGAGCAAGCCCTTAACACTAATGTAGATTATTCCGACCGTGAAGGGTGCGAAATGAAACTTAACGAATGCCTTAACCGAATAGGATTGAGCGCAAAGTATCTTTCGATGTGTAAGGGAGATCTAGAACGCGCCAAAGCATTAACCCTCAGGAATAACCCCGATTTAAACAGCCGTCTTTTAAAGATCAAGATGGACGCTAATACAATAGATGAGCAGCAGAACTTAGAATACGCTGAAAAGCTTTGGACCGGCCTTCATAAGGCAATAGACGGGTTAAAGAGTTTGTTATATATCCAAGAGAATGAGATAAAGTGGTAATAAATGACCCATTACGTCTATAAAATAGTCAATAAGTTTACGGGAGAATATTACATTGGAGTCCACTCCACTGATAATTTGAATGATGGGTACATGGGGAGCGGCATTGCCCTCAAAGAAGAATACAAGATTTACGGATTATCATACTTCAAAAAAGAAATCCTGCATTATTGCAAAACGAGAGCCGAAGCATTAAAAATTGAATCCGATTTAGTTAATCCATCCACAATTTCAGACATAAATTGTCTTAATTTAACCTCGGGCGGCGGTGGTTATCCAATGATGAGGCATGAATTCGCGCCTAATCTTGGATCAATCAAGAAAAAGGACAGGACAGATCCCAATTTTTTCTATAAAATCCACATAGATCATCAGCAACTTCTGAAAGACTTCGAAATAGCAAAAGCCAATAACCATAGAATAGCTATTTTTATATTAAATCGCTGGCAAGAGTTAATGTTTTATGTATCATATTGGCTTAATTTTCAACCTACATTCGAGAAATGGATAAGGGCTACTTCAAAAAATTCATGGCCTGACCTTAAGAATGGGAATATAATAAGAGGCCGTAATTGGATGTTAAAAAGACATCCTTGGAGTTCATTAGAAACAGTGAATTTACAGAGATGAATGACGAAAATTTAAAGCCTTTCAAAAAGGGTCAATCGGGGAACCCAGAAGGTCGTCCAAAAGGCGCTCTATCTTGGAAGACAACTTTTAAAAAGTGGCTTACAATGGAAACGGATGAATTCAATCCAATAACAAAGCTCACCGAAAGGATGAATCAATACGATAAGATAACATTGGCGACACTGACAAAAGCGCGAAATGGAGATATCAAAGCTGCGGAGTTCTTTAAAGATCACATGGAATCAAAACCTAAGCAGGGAATAGACCTATCGAACACTGACGGCACGCTATCAAAGGAGATTGTTTTCAAGAGATATAAGAAAGAGAAATGAGGCTTATTAAAAAATGGGGGTCGCAAGGCGTTTTCGGTGGCATATCTAAGATATACGAACAGGCTCCACCAAATAATGGCGAAGAACGCGATAAGCTAAACCGTTTATACCAAATAAAATTTTGTGGATCAGCGCGAAAACACAAAGAAAATTCCGTTTAAGGTTGATATCAAAACCCTTAAGCATAAGGATAAAATATTTGATCTAATGGCAGAACATTTCATTTTACATGATTTGGATAAGCCAATCATTATTACCGATACTGAATTGATAAAAGATTTTGAGGAAAACAAGTCAAGATGCCTATAAGCCTTGAGTTCAATGAAATCTACGAACCGATATTCTTCACCAAAGCAAGGCACATTCTCATTTGGGGCGGTCGTGGACGGGGCGGTTCTTTTACATGTACTCAGTATTTCCTCCACATGGTCACGCAGCCGGCGTACTTTAGAGGGTATATTATGCGCGAAGTCCTTGGAGATATTCGAGAAAGCCTTTGGCTCGACATCAAAGACAGAATTGAAGAAGCGGAGCTTACCGAAATGTTCCAACTTGACGAAAGCAAAATGACGGCTACCTTTCTTCAAACGGGTAACACAATCGTAAGTAAAGGATTCAAAAAAGCCTCTAAGAAACAAACCGCAAAATTAAAGTCATTGGCCGGGGCCACACATGTACTAGTCGAGGAGATGGAAGAGATAAGCGAAGCCGACTTTAAACAGCTTGACGATACGCTGAGGACGACCAAGACAGAGGACATTCAATTGATCGGCATATTCAACCCGCCGCCTAAAGGTCATTGGATATGGAAACGATGGTTCACACTCGAGCCCGCACACATAGAGAACTACTTTAAGGCGGTACCCAAGCCAGTTCCAAGCCTATTGGCGATCTTCAGCACCTACCGGGATAATATCGGGAATCTTAATACTTCATTCGTAAACAATCTAAACCAATACTTGAAGGATGACCCGGAGTACTATTACCAAATGGTTGAAGGATTGATAAGCGAAGGCGTTCGTGGTCGGATCTTTCGTAACTGGAAGCAAGCGCCTTGTATGCCTGGATTGTGGCCCAAGTTTTACGGATTGGATTGGGGGTTTAGCGGCGATCCATTGGCATTAGTTGAGTGCGAGAATCACAACAGAAGCCTATGGGTAGAACAATTGATCTACAAACGAGGTCTTACCAATGATGATCTGCACGATGAGTTAATCAAACTAGGTATTCCAAAGCGTGCGCCGATAGTTGCCGACAATGCCCAGCCAAAGGATATCGAGGATATGAAGCGTAAAGGATGGAATTTCATAGCTTGTAAGAAAGAATCGGTAGTTTCAAGCGTGAAATATTTAAAGCAATACGAAGTCCATGTAATAGAAAATTCTACCGACATTTGGAATGAGTACGAGAACTATGCCTATGCTTTGGATCAGTTTAAAAACCCAACCGAAGAGCCGATAGATGCTTTTAATCATGCTATCGATGCAATACGTTATAGCTTAGACCGATTGAGAATATCTAAACCAAGAGTAATATGATAACAGGATGTGATTTATATCCCGATCGATGTGCATGTGGGCCAAATGCCGCCATGCATTGTTCAAGAGTTGGTAAAAGTCAACATATTTCAAACAATCCACATCTTAATAAATCATTCCATTATAAACCAAAAAAAGATACTGAAGAAGGATATATGTTTCATGATGTTCGTTCAAGAATCGAGCGCGAAGCAATGGAGCGAATGACTAGGATCTATAATAATCGAAAAGAAGTTAACGAAGCATTGTTAAATTTCCCATCAATTTCAGATGAAGACGTTTACGGACAAGTAATTAAAAAGACACAAACCATATGAAAGACGTAATAAAAGGTTATAGACAAATCATTGCAGGGCTTTTCGGATTGCTTGTGATTTCCCCTGGTCTTATGATTGTGATCGGTTCAATTATTCTATTCTCGCGGGCAGCTTGGTCATTAATCGTTTGGACTTGGGGATTATGGTAACAATAATTCTTATTATAAGATGCTTAGAAATAGTTGGAGCCTTCTATTTGGGTTGGAAAATCTATAATAAAATATCCAAATGGTAGCCGTCCGTCTTACATCAGGAGAGAAAGTAAAGACACCCGATTGCTGGGCAAATACTTCTACCGAAGTTTTCCAACGTATAATTTCAAAGTGGGAGCCTGATAAGGAGATCAAAGATCGATCTACGCTTTTGCTCTTCAATACCATGATCGACATGGATATTAACCCCGAAGAAGACGATTTGGATTTAGCAGCTGCGATTTGGGAATGTACCCGTTACGTATATGAAGAACCGATGGACTTCACAAAGTTGCCGGTTCCTTTGTTTTT